AAGCTCTCTAAAAAATCCAGCTTCTAATAAAACTCTTTTGAAGTTGAAAACTTTATCGCCTATCATTGATAAAGTACCTTCAAATGTTTTTGCTAATTGATCTGTTGCTCCATCAAATTTACCACCAGAACCAAATACTCTTTCAAATGCTTCAACTGTTTCTTCTACTGATACTTTAGCACCAGCTTTAAAGCCAAGCATTGCTTTAACACCTCTATCTCTAAATAAATCAGCCGCACTAATACCAGCAGATAATGACCTTTGTATTTGTTCAGCAGTAGTTTTAAAATCAAGTCCTGTAACAGCCGCCACATTACCTGTAATTTTCATTATATTAGCTAATTCTTTTGAATCCTTACTAACAACAGCTAATACACCAGCACCTCGTTGAATTTCTGCTAAAGAAAAAGGAACTTTACCAGCAAATTTTGCCATTTCATCAAATGCTTTTGCTCCTTCTTCTGCTGTACCAAATAAGAATTTTAAACGAACTTGTAATCCTTCTATTTCTTTTCCTGTATTAACGATTGAACGAATTGCTAGACCAGCACCTAAACCGATAAAGGCATTACGAAGATTAAAGACTGATTTTTTTACACTATCAAGATTGCCACGAACACCCTTAAGAGCCTGTTTGGATTTATCCTTTGCAACTATGTCAATATTTACTTTTTTTGTAGCCATTATCTTCTTTTCATTTGAGCAATTCTATTTTGCCTTTCTTGTTCTTCTTTTTTAAGATCAAAATAAGCAATCCACATATTAAACTCACTAACCGACATTTGCAAGATTTCACTTGCTGTCTTATGTAAAGTTTCGGCTAAAGCAAAGATTGAATAAACCTCTGCATTATTTTTTATTTTTTTTTAAGTGTTTGGAAATCGTCTGTTGCCATAATTGCTGAAGCAACTTTTGCAATAACATCTGTATCAGCTTTTAATTTAAAAGGCATTTTATGTTCTAGTGTGAACATTTTATCGCCATCTTTAGTTAATGATTTTGTTATAATAACATCAATGAGAACATTGAGATCGCTGTCGTTAGCACCTTTAAATATTTTTGCCTTTTCAGACATATTAAATGGCTTACTATATATAGCTTTGTCGCCTGTTAGTCCCCATTCAGGAACTTCTATAATTTTTGTTTCAAGAGATTCAAAGTGTCCTTTGACTCCCTCAAAAAAGTCTATTTTTTCAGCCATTCAATTATACTGTTGTTCTACTTAGTACTCCTGTGCCTTGTGCTGTAAAAGATGATTTAATTGTATCATCTAATGTCACAGAATGAGATTCACCTGTCACTAAAGCAGTTCCTGTCCAATAATAATCGCCTGAATCTGCACCTTCTGGGTAAAGATTTAAAGCAACTGAACTACCTACTGTTAATGCTTGTTGTCCACTTGAATCTGTTTCGTCAAAATGACATTCAACACTTGCAGACCAACTTGTTCTACCAGCCAAATATTGTCTAGCTGTTGATCCTAAATTTGAATTCTCAATTACATCGCCTGTAGTGTCAAGTGAAAACCCTGAAACACTACCGACAGCATTTGAGCCTAGTTTAACTGTACCACTTTGTCCTGTATGGTTAGCCATGTCTTACTCCTCTGTTTTTGGTTTTGGTTTAGTTTCTGGTTTCGGTTGAGGCATAGTTTTGCCTTTCACTTTCCACCCTTGCTTAACAAGATTTTCAACTTCATAAGAAAAAACTTCTCTTTCTGTACTATTATCTTTTGATACTATTACAACTCTGTTTATTCCCATAAATTACTTCCTTGTTATTCTTTAACTAACCTTTTTTACAAAGTTAGTCAAAATATATTTTACCAATTATGCTGTGCCTCTAACAAATTGATATAAAACTCTTACCACAATTCTAATACCACCATAAGGATAAATTTCCCCTTCGTCTGTACTAACTTCAACAATCTCAGTATTTAAAGCATTGCCATTTCTAGTTATATCAGCATCTAATGTTTCTTCTACAACCTCAATTAATTGGTTTCTTAATGTGTCAATATTGCTTGTTGTTCCTTTAACAAAACCAACTACAACAAAATCTATTGTTCCTTGCCTTTTTCCTGTTCCAACTGCTCCCATTGTACTAGGCTCTCTAGATTCATCACCACTTTGCACATAACAGGCTGGGAACTGAGCATTTGATAATTCTTCAGGATCAAATGGCTCTCTCGTTATCTTTTTTAATTCAATAGGACTAGAAACAGCATCTAGTTTTGTAATTATATCACCAGCAATATCTTCTCGTTCACTCATAATTTAATATTCCTTAAAAATATACTTCTTATCTTATCTTCATCCCTTCGTCCAATAGCAAAAAAAGGTCGTCTAGGCATTTTCCCAACACCCTCATCATGCACCCATGCTTTAATTTGCTCTGATTTTCTTCTAAAAAACAATGTAGATGTAGTTCTTTTTACTTTCCATGTTAAAGAATTAAACATATGACCATGTAAAGTTAAGTCAACAAATTTATTTTTTTTCTTTTTAAATTCATCTGATTGTTTGTATTCCTCAGAATATTGTTTAAAAGTTCCACCATCTGGTGTTTGTCCTTTTTGTGTTTTGGTTTGAATTTGATCTGCCGCATATGCAGAAACTTTATTTAATGCTTTAGTAATATCTTTTGGTATTGTTCGTTGTAACTTCTTTATATAATTAGAAACATCTATTGTATTGGCTTTAATCTTAACATCTGCAACCATTATCTAACAAGTCGTAAAGTATGTATAGCTTCTTTCTCACTATTAGAAACTGATCCACCACCATCTTCATCATATTCAACACCATCTTTTAAAACAGATTGAAACTCCTCATTATATCTATCTCTATAAAAATCTATTTGCACTTGAAAAGAATCTTTCCCATCTCCTGAATTTCCATCTTTCCATTTAGTTAGCTGGGGAAAAATGTACTCTGCTAATGCTCTATATACTACTGCTCTTTTCCATTGAGCATCTGTTAGTTTGGTATCTGTCATTTCAACAGATGTAACTTTTGTAATGTCTTTATATCGTACTGTATGTCTATATCGTTCCCACCATTCGGCTCTTATTTGTCGTAATACATCATCTTCTGCATATTGTAGTTGAGTACCAAAGTCAGTAATGCCATAACCTAATATATCAGGTTGTATGCCCTGAACATCACTATTAGCAACTCCGAATTGTGAGGTAGCCATTATTTTTTACCTTTTTTCTTTTTAGGTTTATCTTCTACTAAACTATATCCTCTATATTCCCAAACTTTTTGATTTGTTTCCCAATCAACTTTTCTTCTTTTGATAATTTTTTTACCATTAGTTAATTCAATTTTATCGTCCATAATTCCACTCATTGTTATATTGTTATTTATTACCATAAAATCCTTTTGTTTAAGAGGGGGATTAACCCCCTCTAGTTAATTAATTGTTTACAGTAATGATGAATCCATCATTAACTCAACACCATAAGTATCGTTTAATTCAGCAACTCCATAAACTGCTGTAGCAACAATCTCATCTGCTCTTAGAGAAGCATCTCTTTGAGTTTCAATTTTTAAGTCTTGCATCATAGCAAGTCCTAAAGCATCTCTGTGGAATATTGCACCTTTATAATCACCAGTTGTACCAGTGTTATCAATGTTTGCAGATTCATAAACTGGAACACCAGCTACTGTACCTACATATCCAGAACGCATTGCTTCATTACCAATATCTGTAGTTGCACCTGATCCTGAACCAAAAGTATTAGATACTCCTGATTTCATATCATAAGCTATGTATGGATGTACCACACAAGCTAAATCTGATGATGGCACTGATAAGTTTCTTAATTCAGCTACTGCTTCAAATAGTTTTGCCGCAGAAAAAGCAACATCTGCTCCACCTACAATTTTACTAAATGAATCAAATAATGCTATTAAATCTACATCAATTTTTTTAGCGATTGCTTCACCAAATAATCTACCAATATCACTCGCAACATTTCTTGATGCACTATTTCTAGCCAGATCAGTTAATGTTGTCATAATTCCAATTTCAGAAGCAGTAATTGTTACTGAACTTGGGTTTACTGCAGTGTTAGATAAATCCGATGCCTCAGATACTGCCGCCGCACTTACAGCCGCATAAATAGGTACTTCTACCGATTTTCCGCCACCTGCAATAGTATAATTTTTGACTAATCCTCGCATAAGTGATTTCTCATTTGCTACGAACATTGCCTCTGCTATGATCTCTGTATATAGTTCCGAGATCGTTGAACTTGTCGTTTCGTTAGCCATTTGCTAATCTCCTTTTAGTTATTGGTTAAATTTATGACTGTGGGTTTACTATCCCTCTCCTTTTTATATTCAGCATATCGCTTCCTATCTTCTGGATTTGTCATATCTAAATCACCAATATTAAAGGCTTTGGCGGACACCCGAGCCACATTACCTTGACTTCCACTCCCTGAAGGAGTTGCACTTTGGAAGTGCGGGTTTTGTGTTAAAAACTCCTCAACATATTCATCTACACTTAGGAGTTCTCCTTTTTTATTATAACGAGGTTGATTACCATTTTCAAGTATTTCTACCTTACCATCATCATTTAATTTTACATTTGATTTTAATAATGCAACTACTTGATTTGGTACATTAGCTTTGTGATTACTTGCACTTGATAATATACTATCATTTATTTTAATTTGTTCTAATTGTGTTTTTAAATTTGCTATCTCAGCATTAGATTTATCAGCCTGTTGTTTAATAATATCTTCGTATTCGCCTCTTTTTTTCTTTTCATCTAATTCAAATTGTTCTTTTTGTTTAATAGCAGTAACAGCAGATTCTAAATCCTTCGTGCCTAATTTTTTATAAATTTTATCTCGTTCTTGCCCTATTCTAGTTCTAATAGCATCTTGCATTTGTTGTTCGGTATAAGAATTTTCAACTACTATATTTTCTTCAGCTTTAGCTTCTTCTGCATTATTAGTTTCTGGTGCAGTTTCAACTGTATCCGTTTTTTGCTCGTCAGCCATAATTACTCCTTTTTTTATATATTGTTTATATTTTCTTATCTTCTTCTTCAAGAAAATTATCGTTTCCTTCCCTTTTGATAATATCTGGAATATCTAAAAACAAACCTTCTAAAATATACCCCATATCCAATTCTTCTGATTCAGGAATATCCCTAGATATTTCTTTAATTCTTTTATAATCTTTTGCATTTAGATTTTTCTTTTGTGAAATTTCCCATGCTTCTTCAAATAATTTAGACATCTACATTCTCCTTAAAAAATTTAATCCATTCTGGATCAACTAAATCTTCTCTATCCATATGATACAAAGAAAAATTTTCAGCAAACCATTCCTGTTGATTTTTATTTGCATATCTTGTAGCACTTTTATTTTTAATTATTTTACCTAACATTT